ATGCCGTTCTTCAAAGAAGCTATGCTCGTGAAAGAAGCTGACCGACAACAATTGAACCTTATTGCTCAAACTGGTAATCAAGCACTTATCGACACAATCACAGCTGGTCTGTTTGATGATGCAACAACGTTACTTTCTGGTGCTCATGCTCAATTAGAAGCTATGCGTATGTCAGTACTTGCGACTGGTAAGAAAGATGATATATTTGGCTTGTTATTAGATGACGAGCCTTTTTATATCAATAAAATGTATCCTGACAGCATTGATTTTTATGATTATCAAGTCCCTGGTCAAACGGCTGGGGATTTGGATTTTGTGAATCAACCACACACAGCTTGGCATTATCGTTGGAAAGTAACTGCTAGTGAGCCGACATTTTCATTTGTTGGAAATTCTGGGCAAGGGTTAAAATATGACTTTTCCGTGGTATTTACCACAGCAGAGATGCCATATGGCGAAACGGAAGCTAAAGACATAACGTTAAGCGGTGGTAGCTTTGCCTATGCTGGAACAGCTAAATTATCACAGTTGGAAGTACCATTTGTGATAGAAGCAACATCAACAGGAAATCAATCAGGTTTCTATCTTGAAATCGGTGATAATCGTTTCACGTATTCCCAAACAGGAGACATAAATGCTGGAGATGTTTTTAAAATCACGGGTATTGAGACAACTAAGAACCTTGCAAATGTTAATGCACGTACAAATTATGCCTATTTTGTTATTAAACCTAGTCCAACAAAAAAAGTTAGCTATAAAACTAACTTTAATGGCATAATTAAAATTTTAAACTTTAAAGAACTGTATAAGTAGGGAGGTGATAAATTGATTACATTTTTAGATGAGAAAGATGTTGAATATGGAGCACTTGCCACAATCAAAGTGACCAATGCCGTCAATGGTGAACGCTCATTGACTGGTGAAATTGAATCAGGCGATTATGTCCTGGAAAATATCGAACGTGGGTGGCGGTTGCGTTTTGATGATGAATACTATGCAGTGACTTATGCTAAGCCAGTTGATGAAGGTACAAGTACTCACGTTACCTTTGATGCTGTTCATCAGTTCTTTTGGGATTTTGATAAGTCATCTGTACATGAACAATTAAATGATGGTTCACATACATTTCTGAATTATCTTGATTTCATCTTTGCAGACAGTGGCTATACTTATACAATTGACCCGCTTTTGAAAGTCTATGCATTTGAAAAACAATCATTTGGCTATAAAAGCCGTCTAAACCTCTTTAATGATATTATCACGGCATCTGGTGTTGAATTCCAAGTGAATGGTAAAGTTGTCAGAATCCTAGAAAAAACAGGGACTGATTTATCAACGGTTGTTCGTAAAAATTTCAATATGAACGAACTGGGAATTGAAAAAAATATCGGTGACTTTGTTACTTATCAAAAAGGTTTCGGCGCTTGGTTTGATGAGAATGACCATACCAAAGGTCGCTTAACAGTTGAATATACAAGTCCATTAGCTAGTGTTTATGGCAAATTGGAAGCTGAACCACTTGTTGATGAACGTTACACTAAAGCCGATAGTATGACTGCTGCTTTAAAAGAAAACGTTGATAATTCTTACAGTATCTCGATTACTCTTGATATGGAAGATTTAACTCGTGCTGGTTATAAGTATACACAACCAGTTGCTGGCGACTATATCATGGCAATCAATGAAACACTTGGTTTTAAAGTAAAAAATTAGGATTGTTTCGTTTACTAGTGAATATGATGTGACTGGGCAGTTGGTTAAACATGAAGTGACATGTAACGACATTGGTGCTGTTCAAAAAATTGTCAGCGAGTTATACACTCGCAAAAGAACAAGCTCAAAATGCGTCAGATTCAGTTGTCAAAGCTGTAGAAATGGCTAACAAAGCGCTAGTGTCTGCAGATGGTAAAAACACGGTTTATTTTGGCACGAATTCCCAGAAGATGAGCCAAAAGGCACGCTACACAAAGGCGACTCACTTTATTTGACTGTCGGTGATACAACGAAAATGTATTACTGGACTGGTGCAGATTGGGAAGAATTACCTATTGTTAATGACGTTGAAGCATTCAAAGAGCAGATAGCCGAGGAACTAAAAGACGTTCCAGACCGTGAAGAATTTGAAGCGACTATTACAGAAAACTTGCCACATCAAAAGCAGAACTTGAAACGCCAAACACTGTACCATTACGACCAGCTACAGACCGCTTATCAAGAGAGATTTCAGGTGCGCTGTCGTCAATATTAATATTGTAAAAGCCGTAGTCAGACAGCTTGACTGATGTCGTTCCTTTCGTAATTAATAAATCCATGTTTCACCTTTCTAATAATTGAAATAATCATTTTTAGTATCTTCTCTCGCTTCGCGTTCTTTTACTGTCGTGTAAATCTTATCGCCAATTAATTCATTGTGTACTTCAAACACTGGCTCTGACAAGCTAGTGTTTTTCACTTCGTCTGACAAGCTATCAAGTGATGATGATAAGCCAGATGTGCTAACACTACCAGCAATTGTCATAGTGCTGTTGACACCCCAGCTTTGGTCTGTAACAGCTAACGCATACTCTTTGCTGATGTCGTTGATTCTACCTATCCAGTCAGACATGCCGTTCTTCAAAGAAGCTATGCTCGTGAAAGAAGCTGACCGACAACAATTGAACCTTATTGCTCAAACTGGTAATCAAGCACTTATCGACACAATCACAGCTGGTCTGTTTGATGATGCAACAA